GGCGAGTTCTCACAAGCCGACTTCCGACCGTTCCTCGACGTGCTCAATTTCTGGACTCGCACGATTGCGTTCTCGTCGTCGACCCCGCCGGATGCGTTCCTGCTCGGTGACCTGGTGAACGTCGCCGATGGCGCCGTCGCTCGTCTCGAGGGTTCGCACATCGCCGAGGTTCAGTCGCTCGCCGATTCGCTCGGCGAGGGGTACGAGGAGCTGATGCGGTTGGCGTTGCTCATCGAGGACAATCCGAAGGCGGCTGATATGTCGTCGTCGGTTCGGTGGGCTGATTTCGAGCGCCGCTCAGCGACCGAGCAGATGGGCGTGGCGAAGGATCTCAAGGAGTTGGGGGCACCGCTGCAGGCGGTGTTCTCGGCGGTGCCGGGGACGACTCAGCAGGAGGCTGGTCGGTGGGTGTCGTCGTCTTCGGGCTCGACGACGTTGGCGGCGGTGTTGGAACGTCAGACCTCAGATCCGGTCGTGGATGCGCCTGGCGGACCGTAAATGGCCGGCGCGAATGTGGCGGACAACTACGCCGACGTGCTTCGTCGTCTGGCCGATGCCGGTATCGAAACGTTGCTCGAATTGTGGGACAGCCTCGACCGTCACAACCTCGCAGCGTCCACCGTGTTTCACGATGCGGCGCAACCTGTGCTCGTGTCGATCGCTCAGGCGGCCGTAGAGGCGTCGATCGGTGTCGGTGAGGCAATCGGCGCCACTGGTGCACCGTCCGATCTGATCGTGGCGGACGCCGCGGCGAGAGCGTTCGAGCCGTTCGACCGGATCGGCTCAGCACTGAAGCAGACGATCGACTACTCCGATGCGGTGGCGCAGGGGCGCCAAGTGGTGCAAGCAATCGCACACGACGCGGTGTACTCATCGGGCCGCCAAGCGATCGCCGAGATTGCGTTCGATGACTTCCCGGTTTGGCAACGGCGGGTGACCGGCAGGTCATGCGACTGGTGCCTGTCAAAAGCGTCGATCGAGTTCCCAACCGCCGCGGCGGCAACGTTCGGTCACGACAACTGTGACTGCACGGTGTTCCCGATCGAGATGGTCGCCGAGCACAATTCGGCCATCCTCGCCGAGCGGGGCTTCGACCCGAAGTCCGCAGGCCAGTATTCGCAACGCCAGCAGTTGAAGAAGTCGGTTCGCACGGCAAAGAAACGCCAGGCGCAAGCGAAAGCGGACCAACGCACCGAACCTGATCCGGCACGGCGTGAGCGCCTGTCGATCCGTGAGCAGGAATGGGAAACCAGAGCGGAACGGGCGCAGGAGCGCCTCTCGCATCTCGGTTGAAGTCTCGGGGCGCACCTGCCCCAGAACCGGCCCGACATGGGCCAAACACCCCCGACATGGGAGAAGCAGATGACCAGCACCGGCATGGTGAACTCACGAACGCGGCTCGGCCTCGTTCACGCACCGCAGACATCGATGATCGGACGCCTGACGGCACCCGTTGTCATGTTCGACCCGAATGACGAGACAGGCGGCGCCGGCGGCGCTGGAGAGCCAGCGGGGTCAACCCCGCCAGCGACACCAGCACCAGAAACGCCACCCGTTCCACCCGCAACACCACCCGCCGAGGATGGCGACGTGGTGGCGCAGATCGCCGACATGGCGAAGGAACTCGGGATCACTCCCGGTCAACTCAAGGGCCGACTCGAAGCCTCCAAGAAATGGGAGCAGCGAGCAAAGAAGGCCGACGAGGACGCCGAAGCGGCACGACTCGCGGCACTCGGTGACAACGAGAAGGCCATCGAGGACGCGAAGAACGCGGGGCGCGCTGAGGCCGCTCAGGGGTTCGGAGCCAAGCTCGCAGCGGCGAAGTTGGAAGCGGCCCTCACGGGCATCGTGGCCGACCCCGCCGAGGTGATCGAGGACCTGAACCTCACAGCGTTCCTCACGGACACGGGAGACGTCGACACCGACAAGGTGGCGGCGCTCAAAGCGAAGTACTCGGCCATCGCCAAGCCTGCCCCTGTTGGCAGTGCGGACAGCGGGCCCCAAGGAGCTGCACCGAAACCGGGCGACATCGAAGCGCAGATCGCCGAGGCCACCAAGGCCGGAGACGCAATGCGAGTCATCGCCCTGAATAACCGGAAGCTCGCCGAGCTGGCCGGTCAAACCTGATCCCCGGCGTAGCCGGACAACGAAAGGAACACCACCATGTCCGGAATCACCGGTCTCGGTACCACCTACAACCTCCCGAACTACACGGGCATCCTCTATGACCTGACCCCGGCGAACACGCCGATGTTCTCCGCCATTGGCGGGCTCGGCAACGGCGGCCAGGTCACCTCGACGGAAATCGAGTGGCAGACCGAGGACCTCGGCAACGCCTCTCAGGACGTCGCGCTCGAGGGCGCCGACGCTCCGACCGCCGAGGCTCGCGCACGGGCGAACGTCACCAACGTGGTGCAGATCCAGCAGAAGCAGGTCTCGGTCAGCTACACCAAGCTCGCCGCGGTCGGCCTGAAGGCTGGCACCAACAACGAGGAGATGAACCCGGTTCGTTCCGAGTTGGATCGACAGACGTCCAACGCTCTCAAGTCGATGGTTCGCAACATCGAGTACTCGTTCATCAACGGCGTCTACCAGAAGCCGTCGGACAACTCGACGGCCCGCAAGACTCGCGGTCTTCTCGCGGCGATCTCCACGAACCTGACCGCTCGGGCAACCTCGACGATCACGGGCCTGTCGGCAGCGACCGACACCGTGACCGAGACCTCGACCGGACTCAGCAACGGCGATCAGATCATCTTCACCGATGTCGGCGCATCGACGACCCTTGTGGTCGGCCGCGTGTACTACGTGGTCAGCAAGGCGACCAACACGTTCAAGGTCGCAGCGACCTCGGGCGGTTCGGCGATCACGATCGGCACCGCAACGGTTGCCTATCGGGTGCCGTGGACCACGACCCTCACGACCGGCCACGTCTCGACGCTCCTTCAGAGCGTGTTCGACAACGGCGGCATCGAGGATCAGGGCACCGCGACCCTCATGGTCAACTCCTCACAGAAGCTCGCCATCTCGGCCGCATATGCGTCCGATTACGGCAAGTTCATGGAGACATCACGTACCGTCGGCGGCGTTGCCGTTGACACGATCGTCACCGACTTCGGTGTGCTCAACGTGATGCTGAGCCGGTTCGTTCCGCAGGACACGATCATCGTGGCCTCGCTGGAACAGTGCCAGCCCGTGTACCTGGAGATCCCCGGCAAGGGGCATTTCTTCGCCGAGCCGCTCGCCAAGACCGGCGCCTCGGACAAGGTGCAGCTTTACGGTGAGGTTGGCCTTGCGTACGGCAACGAGAAGGCACACGGCGCCATCACCGGCCTGAACGTCTGATTGACGATGGCGGCACTGGCAAGCGTCGAGTTCTATGAGACGGTCACGGGCTCATGCGCGGACCGCGGCAGGGTGGAAGCCCTGCTCGCGGCCGCGTCTGACGTTGTGCGTCTCGAGGCTGGGCAAACGATCAGTGCCGCCACGTCAACCGACGTGGTACTCCGCAATTTCGAGGGGATGTTCTATTTCCCTCAGCGCCCCGTCCGGTCCGTTGCTTCGGTGACGGTGGACGGCGATGTGGTCGATTCGGATTCGTACCGTTGGGAAGCGGGCGGCGACGGGCGACATGCTCGGCTGATCGCCCTCGACTCCAACGGCGACGACACCGACTGGACCGTTCAGCGGGCGACGGTCACCTATGACCACGGGTGGACGGCGATCCCTGGAGATATCGCGATGGCGGTGGCTGTGATGGCTGCCGGCGTTGTGTCCGGGGCGGGTGGCCCTCGGGTCACCCAGCATTCCATTGAGGGGTTCAGCGAGTCGTTCGACGGCGGACCGAATCCCGATATGACTCTCACTGATTCGGTGAGGGCAACCATTCAGCGGCGTTGCGGGGTTCCCCGGTTCGCCTCGGTACAGATTGGACGCAGCGCATGAGCGATGCCCCCGAAGAAGTCGAGGCCCCAGAGGTCACCGCTCCCACCGTTGGTGGGACGAAGCTCCGTGGCCCGTGGTCGGCAGTGCGCTCGATCGAGTGCGCGAAGCCGAAGACGGTCGCCGTGAACGGCAAGAAGCTGGCGGCCAAGGAGTTCAGCCACGCCAAGGGCGTGCTGAGTCTTGACCCCGCCGAGGTGCCTTCGGGCATCGTGCTCGTCGAGATCGACTGACCATGCCGATCGCGTCGATGCTCGTCCACACGGTGAGCATCGTGACCCCGACAACGACGACGGACCGCTACGGCTCCGAGGTCAAAGTCTGGGCCGGTTCGGGCTCATCGTCTCCAGCGTGGATGCGGCAACGCTCGACGCTGGAGACGGTCGAGGGCCGCGAGGCGCGGTCATCGGAGTGGGTGGCATTCCTGCCCGCTGGGACGTCCGTGACGGCGATGGATCGCATCGTGTGGGACGGTCGCACCTTCGAGGTCGCTGGCGACCCCCTGAAGGCTCACGG